CATCAAAAATAGGTCTTGTCCATGGTGCCATTTTTTGTTCTAATGTACCTGGTAAGAAACCTAAGTCTTCATCAACCGATACTGCCGGCCTAGTAACAACTATTTTGTCTATTTTGCCTTCCTTAAATAATTTTACAGCCACTTGTACAGCCAACAGAGTTTTACCGGTACCTGCCGGCCCTATGCCAAAGACTATATCTTTCTTAGGGTCTAACAGTTTAAGTATATATTGCTCTTGATTTCTGTTACGTGGAAGTATTGTTACGTTTTGTTTTTTAGTAAATGAATTTATATTGACAACGTTGTCAAATTTTGAATGCTGCTTTACAGCCTTTCTTTTAGCTCCCATCTGTCCTCCTTCTGGAATCTGGAGTAGGGTTTTGCGGTAAGACGCATTGCCCTACAAATATATTTATCATCTGACATCTAGATAAATACAATAACAAAGGAAATGCTATGAAAGATGTTTTAGATATAGTAAAGAATGTTGAACGTATATACGATAGTAATACGTCATTAAGTGTTCTAAAAGATTTTGAAAGAGTTCTTGACGAGCTTGATATATACGTCTACGAAAATTGGGACGAAGGTGAAGTATGCGAAGGTCCTACTATTGATAGACATTGGATTACATGCTCCTTTATGTGGCCGCAAGAAAAAATGCCAGATCCAATGGGCGGTAAACGTTTGCTCGATTACGATTGCAAAGTTAAAATGGGCAAGGACAGCGTATTAGTACCACGTAAGATTCGCAAAGAAACAGATATACGACCTGGCACGAAAAAAGGCAAGTTAGATCGTAAGCCAATTTGGATTGTAGAAATAATGATGCCAACAAAATTAATTGGTGAAGTATACGGCGGCTATCAAGGCATAGCACCCCAAACACCAAATGGCGACGAAGCACAAGAAGCTGACGTAGGAGCCGCAGCAGAAACACCACCAACAGAGGCAGCAGTATAATGGGACTTAACACAGGTGATCTAAAACTACTAGTTGACGAAGTATTTGAAGTTGATAGTTTCAAAAGTAAAATGGGCGATGACAAAGATATTGTTACTGTAAGTTTTAGTGTACAAGGGCAAGAAGCAGCAAAAGACTTAGAGAATTTTTGTGAAAAAGGTTATCCTTTTGTGTTAGATGCTGATGTAAGCACAGGTGAACAAAGTGATGGTACATATAAAGTTTTTGTAGAAATAGAACGCACTCGCGATATTCCAGAACAACTTCAAGACATGATTTATGGTATTGCAAAACTAGCCGAAATAGAAACACCACGTTTCCGTTACTATAAAGGATTTGAAAGTGTTGAAGCAACAACTGAAAATCTAGCAGCAAGAATTCCTTTAGATGATTCACATTACGAAGGACAGATGCAAGAAAACAAGTTAAACAACTACGAAAACTTTTTTGCAAAAACACACAAATCAGATATCATTATTAATGAAAATAATGAGATAACAATTTTTAAACCATTTGCAGGACCTATGAC